GAGGAATTATAGGGTTACCACTACGGTCGACTGATGGAATCATGTCGAACGTCACTTTCTTGTCCAATCCCCAGTCGACTGCTACAACGTCGGGTGTCTTGAATAATAGCTCATTCAGGATCTTACGGTACTGTTCTCGAGGTACAGTCGTGACTTTATTCTGTTGCTTGTAATCCGCTAGACGATTCTCAACATACAGGCGCATGTTGTTAATGTCTTCCAGTTGATCAGGCTTAAGGTCAGACTCGGATGCCTTATCAAAATACTGCAGGCTAAACGCTTTAAACTCAGCCGCTTCAGTCTGCAGGCTTGCATCGAATTTACCCTCGAGCGCATCGTCCTTCATTTTCTGGATTGCCTTACGATCAGCGAGAGACAATGACTGCGAGTACTGGCTAAGATCCAAACGCTTGAGCTGATCAAGGCTCATCATGCGAATGTTGGTCATCACCATTGGGTCAGTGACCGTCAGTTCACCTGTCTCCAGCTTAGCCTTCTGTGATGGGCTAAGACGCTCGTACAACTCTGGGTTCTCGAACTGGAAGGTTAGAGCGTTACCGCCCATGTACACATGATCCTCAGCCTCATCCCACGCTGCAGCTGCAGCAACAGTCTGATCCTGTTTATCCTGAGCGTACCGGGTGCGTAGCTCATTACGCACAGCTTTGTACAACTTAGGATCTTGAATCTTCTCGACCATCTCCATTGCTTCGGTTTGATCCGCAGCCTTATTGTAGATGTCGCGATACATGGTGATTGCTGTGGCTGCATTGTTCGTAGTCTCTTCAGACTTGCGCTTAGCTTCCAACGCTTTCTCAAGCTTACGCAGGTCAGGGCCTTCAAGCTGTTTACCATCACGCGCTTTGTCCAGCGCCGCCTTACCCTGTGCGTATCCCTTATCAATTGAGGTCGCTACAGCCGAAGCGTAGAACCCACTGGTGTATGTCTGCAGGCGCTCACCTAATGCCTCACCGTCGATACCTTCGCGCTTAGCCGCATCGATCACAGCCTGTCGACCCAGCTCATGCTGGACCTTCAACTCTTCAGGCTGGTTGTAGTACAGCGATGCGTTCTCAATCGTGTTCTCAACAGAGGCGTTAAGCGTAGCGACTTCCCACGCGTTCAAACCTTTGGTCGCATGCTGCATGATGTCAGCACGACCACGGGTCACATGTTGCTGTGCAACCTTATCAAACGCCCGGCGAGAGCCGTCACTGTCTAACCCCTCAACATATTTCTTACGCAGGTCATCCAGTTGGGTGTTGATGTCCTTCGCGCCATCGTACGCTGCACGACCTTGGCTGTTGAAGTAGCCTGACTGAGGATCAAAGAACAACTTATTCTTTTCACGCTCGAAGTTAACCAGTGCATCTTCCGCTGCAGTTACGTCACGGCGCTCAGCAAAGTCCTGTAGCCCCGCTGCGAGATTACCTAACCCTTCACCTATGGCATACCCAAACGCGCCTGACGGGACGCTCTGGGCGCGTGGTTGAGGTACGTTCTGCGAGGTGACCCGAGATGGGCCATACTCCTGAATCTTAGGCATATGTTATCTCCCGATACCTGCGCCGCTAGTGAACCCAGCACGGTACGTATTGTAGTCGCTCATCGGTACGAACGTGGTTGAACCTCGACCACCCATTGCCATACCTTGGCTCTTCGGTGTAAACCACTTCTTAGACAGACTCTGACCTGCTTCAGACCCCATGAACGTACCGCCTGCAGTCAGCAACGACCCCATAAAAGCATTGCGCCCGGCTTGAGCTGCAGCCTTACCTTGAGCACGCTGTAGCGTCGCTTCGTTCTGCTTAGCCTGATACGCATAGTCGTAGTTCGTACGGATACGTCGAGCATCGACCTCAGCCAGTGTGATCGTGTCCTGCTGTAGGTTCATCGCTGAACCCGAAGAGATATCCACACCTGAGGCACCGATCTGTGCTCGCTGCTGACTCAGCATTTCCGCTGCAGCGCGTCGCTGTTTGTTCTCTTCCTCAGTACCGATGTTGCGCTCACGCTGCGCTTCGTTCTCAGCGAGGCGTGCGTTGTAGTTCGCAACACCCTGCTCATACTTACCCTGCTGCATAGCAGCGTAACCTTGGGATACAGTACCGACAGCTGAAAGTATCGCAGCAGTAGTTGGATCACACATAATCAGTGCCCTCTATGTCTGTAAAATCGGTGGAAGGGTAGACCCAACGCACCGTAAGGCTGAGCCTCTTCAAATTCAAAACCTAACCACTTGAGCCATCGTATGCTGGCGCGGTTACGTGCATCCACATAATTATAGAGCGTGGGGCACACTTCTAACATCTCAGTGATCGCACCGGGTGATAGATCAAAAAATAACCGCCTATTCATCATGGCGCTATCACTGGCTAACAGCCAAGGGATACCCACACCCGTCAGAACATCACGTACAACTAGGCCCAATATCGCAATCGGCTCTTCGTCCACAACGACCGCTGTACTGTAGTGCGATGCGTCAACACTGGCTAACAGCGCATCATGCGGCGTGAAGAAGTTAGATGCCCACACCTCATCGATATCTGCCTTACGCACGGTCGTCGCGACATGGTTAATGTCGTCGAGCGTGGGCGATCTAAACTCAACCAAGGTCAATCTCCGGGATAACCGATAGGATGCTCATCGGCAGTGGTGCGCGTTGCTCGATGCGGATACCACCACCCTGATTCCATGATGGGTCAATGTAGACATCAGCCTTATAGGTTTTCAGTGAGATAGTGTCGTATGCATCAGAATCAAAACGCGGCTTGATCTCATACATCTCACCCAATGAGCCGTTATCGTCCAGCTTGGGTCCGACCCAACCACCTCGGCTGCGATCAACCTCAAGGGTCACCTGCGATACCGATACATTGCGAGCCTTGAGTGTTTCAGTGGGCTTAGCACTCAACTCAATGTCCAATGTCTCAATGACTGGGGTGTACGGTAAACCTACATGCACCTTACTCGCTGCACGCGGCAGTGTGATTGAGCCTGATGCAACAGTCAGATTGTTAACCACGTTACCATCGGACAACACCGCAACGTCTTTACCCTCAAGGTGGTCAAGACCCGATATGACCGTAGCAGGAGCGCCGTCATAGGTTAGACCCGAGTCAACGTAGAAAGCGTTTGCCGCATCATCTGTGTATCGCTTCTCGAGGCGCTCAACGTAGCGCACATCAGAGCCGTTAATCGTACGCTTAACCACAACGTACACTGCATCACGCCCATCCTCAGAGATTGTTGTCACAGATTCGAAGGTGCCATCTGTGCTGTGCTGATGCCAACCCCACACCTGATGCTCACGCTGGTAGGTCATACCCAGTAAGGCTCCATCGCTGCGTACACACCACAGGATGCCGTACGGCTCTTGTGAGTACGCCATCTCATCAATCGTGTAATCCTCAAACAGGTGTTCAGACATGATCGACAAGTCATTACCTTGATAACTATCGTCGGTGAAGCTGTACGCTAGATCGCGAATACGGCCACCCTTCTCCTGCACGTAGATCACCGTATCGTTGATGATCGCAGGGGGTGTCCAGCTCGCACCGTTGTAAGACTGAATGCGTACACCGATTGTGCTGGGTGTCAGCACCTCGTCCTGACCCTCAGTCACCAACCACTCACCACCTGAGGTCATCAGGATAAGAGAGTTGATCGCCACAATATGTCGGATCTCATTTACCTGCCGGGCGGCAATCGTCAGTGTAACGGCATCATCAGCACGCGATGGGTTCGATACACGCAGGCTGACGTAGTTACCCGTCTGAGTGGTGTACATCGCCTGTGGTTCGTTTGTAGTGTTCGCAAATATCTGTCGCTGCTGGTAGTAGCCCACTGCCGACGGTTTGTTACCCGCACCTGTGAACGGTTGTCGATCAGATGTCGGTGCATCAGATGTGATCGGCGCAAGGTTGAAATCATCGAAGGTCGTGTTGTAGCTGTCACCGATCCACCCATACACACCTGTGTTGTCTGATGGATCTTTATACACCCGATAGTAGTCAGCACCTGCAACAGATGTCCAGCTAACCCGGACACCTGCGGTAACGCTTAGTGAAGGTGTAGTGATGCTAGTCTTTGATGACGGCAAACTCTCGATACCATCCGCATCTACTGCAGCAACAACATAACGGTACGTTTTATTGTACGTGCCTGCACCTGTACCAACTGCAGCGCTAGCCACGCCTGTCGGTGTGGTAACCGTTGGCGCATAGCTGATCACGCTCAGTGTCCAGTTATCATCAGCCAATCGACCTAAGCTGCGAGGGTCATAACTCGGATGAACCAGTGTCATCACATCCGCTGATTGGGTGTATCCCAGACGCGGTAGATCCGCTTCAGTGTAAGGCGTAGCTATCTCATACGGAGAACCACCCGATAAGACATAACCACCGTCCTTAATCACACGCATTTTGTACTCTTCAAACACCAGCACATACGTCTGCTCGGTGTTGAAGCTGAACGGGATCAAGCGAGCACGCTTAGTCGAGTCGCCAACTTCACCAATAAACTTTAAGCCGGGGCGGGAATAGACACCACCCTGAGGTCGGATAAAAAAGTTCTCGCATAAAGCGAGACCGTTAACGTATTTCCCAAGATCAGCTCGGGTGCGTAGCGCAGGTGCAATCTCACCTGCTGTGAAACTACGTTG